CGTTCCACTTTCTCCGCCACGCACAGGTATAAAATAGTCTTCGTCTATTGACAATGGGTTATATCTTAAATCAACTCGACCGGTTGTCCTATCTACTGTTTGTGACTTCTTAAGAGCAGCTTGTGCTTGCTCCATATAGTTAGGTACATCTTCAGGAGGGACGTTACCAACATCAATGTAAAAGGCTCTTCTTGCTGGAGCGCGGACAATCCTGAAAACCATCATTGCATCTTCCAGAAGAATCATTTGACGCCATATTCTACGTGCAGGTTCAAGAATTGATGATCCGTACGGTAAAAATGCATCATTTCCTAGTAGTCTCATGTGAGAAACTTGCCAATTTTCTAAAACTTGATTACCCTGTGTTACCCATCTAAACCTTACAGCCATCGGATCTTTAGGATCAAAGCCTTCTTCTCTTTCTACCTCAGATATAGGTAGAGGAAAAGCGTTAATAACACCGTATTGAGGGCTCACATCGTTAAATAAGAAAAAATCTCCATACTTGCAAAGATTTCTAACCCAAGAAGTTAAATTAAATTCTACATTAAGTGTGTCATAAAACAACTCTTCCAATAGTGTCTTAATTCTAGTGTTCTCTGAATAGATGTGGAGGACTTTACCGTTTTCATCAGCTGCTGCAGACTCTTCGGCGTATATGTCCATTGCCCCTGCTATTTCTGGTGTATATTCCATCTCGCTAAAATCGCTGTATCTTGCCATCCTATCATACGTACCGTAAGCTGACATTGCTGCACTATACACTTGAGATTGATTTTTTCTAAATGCCTCAAAAGCAGTTGAAGGGGTATTCCCGGCATCAAAATTCTTAACTGTTCTTTTAATAACTGGACCGCTTCTAAAAAGCTTTGTCAGTCTTCTAAAGATACTTGACGGACTGTCTTTTGCCATTTTTTACTCCTACTTGATTACCCATAAATAGTCATTAGGTATTTTACTGACTGCTCTATTTAATTTAAAAGGATTTTTAGAAGTTTTATCCACGTTGTTACTTCGCTTACCCGTATCAGACTCGTTTTGCACTGCTATACTAGCAGATCCTCCTTCTGTAAAAACATTTGAGGATACTGACATTGCTGATATCATTGCATCATTAATAGATTTAGACCCTTTGCTATAATCTGCTGATGCATCGTAAAGCCAAGTTCCAATTGCAAGACTCATCACCAAATCATCATGAAAACCTCTTTTAGCTTCTGCTCTTCCTGTATTCCAAGTAAAAGTTTTTAACTCTTCGTAAGTTCTTGACGAGGGGATGTATAGCTGCTTATTTCTAATAATCTCTTCTAGTTTTCCTAATATCATGCTTCGTGTTTTACCGTTTGTTGTAAATCCTGCAACGTCAGCACTCTCTTTAGGTATGTAAGCGCCTATATAAGCGCCTTTTCTTTTTCTATAATAAAGTCTAGGATATTTCATTTCTTGAATTTTTAGTATGCTAGCGTAACCAAAACTATTATTTTCTGGACATAAAAGAGCATTATTATACTTAATTCCCCATTTGCACAATAGTTCTGCAAAATTATCAGGCCTAATCTTTCCTTTATATTCAGCCACAACTTCTCCTTCATCAACATCTATGACATGAAAAGTTGAATAATCTTTTGCATCGCCTCTTGAAACGTCTGCTGATATTATATAGCTATGCTCAGAAAGTGGCCACTTCCATATCCAGAGATTTCTATCAAAACCTTCCCTGCACAGCGGAACTTTAACACTTTTTCTTATCCACTCTATGTCTTCTTGGCTTAAATAAGTTTCTCCTGACGTTGTAAAGTCACAAAGATATTCTTGAGCAATCTGTCTTTTAGACATGTTATTTGTTGTCTTATCAAACCACTCTTGATCTCTGTCTGGCACAACATCCCACATAAGCTTTATTGGGTTAAATTCATTCAAGCCTGACTCAGCTTCTGTGTAAAGCTTATAATACTGCCCACCTACACCGTTCGGTGTCGATAAAATAATAACTCGACCACCTGTCGAAATTGTCGGGTATATACCAGTCCAAATAGTGTCAAAGTTTCTAACAAAAGCTGCCTCATCAACTATTAAAAGTGACAAAGCTTCAGAGCGACCTGCGTCTTCTGAGGTTGGAATTGCTTTAATTGAAGAACCGTGATTAAACTGTATTTGCTGTTTATTATTTGCAACTATCTCAGGAAGCATAAGCCACGGCGGCAAGCTTTTAATCATTGTCTTTACTTTAGTGATAAAGTTTTGAGCAACACTTAATTTTGTTGCAATAATCAAGATGTTTTTCTCTCTTTGAAATATCGCCATCCAAACAGCGTATGCAGCAACAAGCGTAGATAAGCCTAACTGTCTAGACTTAAGAACAATATTAAATCGATGATTAATAAAGTCCTCGACACACTCATCTTGAAAATCATATGTATCAAAAGGTATAAGACCTCTTACAGGATGCTGTATTTTTAAATATTTATTAAAAAAGTAAGCAGGGTCTTTTCCACATTTTACGATTTCAGAAACTTGTTTTTGCTTGCTAAGTCTTCCCATCAACCTATCTCGTAACTAACTCTTCTTCTTATGTAAGCTGGTCGAGTAGGTGAGTAAGCAGAATGTCCTACAATTTCGACACTAGTATCATCGCTACCCTTAATCATCTTGCACTTCAGCGCTCTGCCTGCATTTTCTTTTTTCTTAAATTCTTTCTTAATATTATTAATGTATTTCGATATATGCTGGTCTAACTCTTCTTCTGCTCTGTTTGCTTCCTGTCTCATATGAACTGCATCCAAGATATTGACAACTTCAACAGCAGTCACACAAAGAACATCTCCTTGCAAAGAAGAGGTAATTGATACATGCATTAAGTTGCCTGATAAAACACTTCCCGGACCTGATGTTGATGCCTTACCATAAGTGTGATTAGTAATATTGCCTAAAATATTAACTTCATGAAAGTTTAAAGCCATGCTATTCTCCTAAAATTGTTTTGACGCTTATACTAAGTATTCTTTTCTGGGCTTTATATCTATCAAGAGTTTCTGGATCTGGTCGCCACCCATCTTTCCACTCATTTTCTCTGGCTTGACAAAATGTTAAAAAGCAATCATGGCAACAACCATGATTGCTAACAGACTGGATATCACTATGGGTGGAGATTATATAATCGCAAATACTACAAAACAATCCTATCTTTTCTTCTTGCTTGCCTTTTATATCAGACGTGATTGACATAAGAATTTTTACCTCGCTTAAGGATGTCTAAATTGTGATCAACACAATCTTTAATAGCATCAACATGTGAGATAACAACTATGTTTTTGAACCACTTCTTAAGTGAGATAAGCAGTCTATTGCACGCTTCTAAGTTTGTTTCATCTAATGTCCCAAAGCCTTCATCAATCATCAACATATTTGTCTTAGATAGAGAAGAAACATTAATCAAAGCTACACGAATTGCTAAAGATGCCATCATTTTTTCCATGCCTGATGCTAGCTCAATTATACGTCTGGAATCTCCATAGTTAATATAAACATCAAGCGAATTTGTCTCTAAGTCTGTATCTATATCAACCGTAAATCCAACAACACCAGCAAGTATTTTTGAAATTTCAGCATTGATGGCAGGTAGCATGTTGTTAATAATCAAAAGAGGAATTCCTTTTTTTGAAACAGCATGACTAAATAAATCATAATTTCTATTTTTTACTTTAAGCTCATCATAAATTTTTCTATCTCTTTCCAGCGATTTTAATGAAGCTTTATTTTCAGCTAGCTTATTGATTATTCTAACGTGTTCCCCTTCAAGCTTTTTTAAATTTCTAATTTTTTCATCACATAAATTTTCTAAGGTTAAACTATTATCATCTTTATCTTGCCCTGTATAAGCATAAGATAGCCGCTCATACTCATTCTGATACTTTGTTAAATTCTTGTGATACCATTTAATATTTTCTTGCAATTTAGCTAATTCTAAATTAGTTGCTGTATTTTTATTAACTAATTCACTCTTTTTTGCAACAATCTTTTCATACTTCTCTATCTTCTCTTCCAACTCCGGATCTTTAACTTTTCTATAGAGAGATCTTAAATCAGATAGATTTGTATTCAATGATATTAAATTAGCTTCCTGGGCTATCAGTAGCTTTTTATTTTTATGCGAATCTTTTATAAATCTACAGGATGGGTATTCATCGCCACAAGGAACTTGATCTAAAATTGAAACTGACTTTTTACTTTGTTTGATGTCACGCTTGATAAGGTCAATCTTATGTTGCATATCTTTTATTGAATGCTCTAAATTAATCTGTGCAGACCTTTTTTCTTTCATTTCAGATATGTCAAATTCATCTAAAAAGTCATCAAGCTTCTTTAACTTTTCTATTTTAGCTTCTAAACCTTCCTGCAAAGAAGATATTTTGTCCTCATCTTTTTCAATCTTTTTTTCTTGACTAATTACCATGTCATAGGCTTTTTCAACATCTGTCCGTAAAACTATAGACGTGTCTTTGTTTCTTAGGTCATCTTTAATTTTGTCAATCTCTTCCTTTAGATTTGAAATTTCCTTCTTTTTATCTTTAAGAGACTTATTCAAACTAGTTACAGTTTGTCTTTTTTCTAATATTCTTGCGTCCCAGTTATTCTCGCAAAGTGATTTAAATCGATATTTTACTTCTTGCGCATCCTTTCTAACTAACTCATGAAGCTTATCAAAAACTTCTAAATCAAGAAAATTTGTCAATATCTGCTTTCTAGCAGACGCTTTTTCTTTTATAAACGTATTCATTTCTCCCTGTGAAGCTAAAGATGTAAGTAAAAAATCATCAACATTACCAATCAATCCTCTGACAATTTTCTCAGTTTCTCTTCTTTGCTCTTCAGTAAGATCATCAATGACATTGTCATTCTTATCAACCCTATAAAATTGCAAACTTGTAGGAGCCCAAACTCCTGCTTTAGCATTTTTCTTTATGGTCTTTCGATCA